GAACAGCGCCCCCCTGCTCAAGAAGGTTGGCTCTGCCCCCAAACATATAAGACTTGGTATGCTTGGTGTTATCGGTAACCTTTACAGGGGGAAACATGGCGGCAGCTATACCCGCAACAAGCATCCCAGCAACCATTCCAAAAACCATAGAAGAAAGACTTAAACTAGCCACCGCGGTACCAATCGAAGCTGCCAAGGCCCCAATCCCCACACTAATAATTTCCCCTTGAACACGGGGAGCAAAATGAATCTCTTCAAAGTCAGAGCATACCTCTAACTCCTGAGAACAAACAAGAATTTCCTTAAGTAGGTTTTCATCAAATTCTTCAGAGGAATTAACCCTTTCAATTTGCTCTCGCGTGCGACTATTTATTTTCCAAGCAACAACATCAACGCCTTCATGATAGTTGTCGTGAATGTTCCTAAGAAGCTGGTTATCGGTATTACAATTTATAGCACGAATAGCCTCGGCAGGGGAATCGACAATTAAATCCCATTCCCCGCCGACCTGATCGGCCAAAAACCCATGTAAGAATACCTTTTTCATTACCTTATACCTTAATTGGTATACACTTTTTTAAATCAAAATAAATAAAATTGTCGTAAAGTACGCTATATATTAAATATGGAATACCAAGAGCCTTAGAATAAGAAACGTCAGTTGAGGAAGGCGAGGCAGAGGAAAAAGGGTGAGAATGAAAAACGCAGAAGATCTTTTCTTTAATCAAATGTACCTGAGGGCTTATCTCGAAAGCCCTTTCTCCGGGAATCCTATTCTCCATCGGAAAGAAGACTTTAGGTTTAAAATCTAAAACAACCCCACAGGATTCTTGATCGGGAAATGATGACGCATGCTCAGAACATTGCCCCAGAACACTCAAAGGAAGAACGTCATCCATTTTTCATGTTTTCGGTAGAAGGAAAGCCTCCAAACCTAAGCGACTGTCCGCTTGAGTTTGTAGCCTTGTCCCCAAACCTCTTTAAGCAGGAATCCAAAGTCTTCCCGCACGAATCCAAGCTCCAATACTCTTCACTAATAGCAGGAAAAGGGGAGGGAAGAGAGTGGTCTTTTACACAGACAAAATAAGCGGGAACGAGAGGTTCCTTTTTGCTGACATAGGTAACAAAGTCGCCAAGAACATAAGAGTTATTGGTATCCCACTCTCCCTTGTCAGTAAACTTGTATATCCCGTACTCCGCAAACCTTCGGTTTTTATGATTCTCTACAGGGCAGCCAGTATATCCACACGAGTCAGGCTGGCGATACCTAAACCCACAATGATCGGCAAGCATATTTCTTCCAGGAAATAATGCGTCATGAACCTCAAGAATAGAGGTCATTTCAAATTCAAGAGAGTCGCGATTCTCAACGACCTTCCTATGGATATAATAAACCTCATCAGGAAGATGAGCCTCATAATCCTCCTTGCCCCCGAATGGATTCAGTCCAGTGGAAGACTCATTCCTATCAGAAGACTTAGTGTTTCCATCAACGTCCTTATAAGAAGTGCCGTTTGGCGCAAAATTGGCGCTGTCCAAGAATTTAGCAAAAGTCCTACGTCTTGTCACCTTGCACCCATGAAAATCATAATTGGCGGCAACTATAGAGGAGAGTATTCCGCTAGGATTAGAGATTCTAAGCGTAGGCCGAGGAAGCCTCCCGTCTGAAGGAGCCTCAAGGCCGGTAACCTCAACGGGTAGGGGCTGGTAAGGTTTTCCTTGCCAGTAAATAGGGTTCGAATTATTTATATTAGAAGTAAATCTATAAACAGGGTCGGAGTTAGTCCCAAAACTAATCTTGTACCTCTTTTCCAGTAGGGAAAAATCTTCTTGCAGATGGGAAAAGTCTATCTCAAAAAACTCCAGCAAAGAATCTGGCTGCATCTTAAGCAGTTCCTTAGTAATATTTTTGCTTGAGTCGGACATATATTATAATAACCTTTCAAAAGTTAAACATCTACTATTTCACCAGAGAAAAAATCTTGATCGAGAGTGTCTTTTCCTTGGGGGTCGGTAGAAATGTTAATCTGAGCAGACGAGTGAGACTCTGGGGAGTAAAGGAAATATTCTATGTCCAGAAAAGAGTCTTCTATTCTTATAGCGTAGCCAGGAGCCCCACCCTCGACGAGAACCTCTCCGCCGACAACAATACTTGAGCCGCCTTCTCCATACCCGCCGCCATTAGCACCGTTACCGAGATGGGTTTTAGAGTTATGATCGTTATTCACAGCGAGACCCCCAGAACCCCCTCCTGAAATTGAACCAGACCCGCCACTTGGGGACCCAGAAATGCCGAAGGGTGCGCCGCCACCTCCACCTCCCGCAAAGTTAACAGAGCTATGAGTCTTTATTCGTTTTCCATCAGCTTCAAATGAGCCTCCTGCACCTCCGCCACCTCCGCCACGAACAGACGAGCCCTCTAAGAAATAGAGGTTAACCTTGGCGGAAGAATCCCCCTCAAGACCGTCAACAAATAAAGCTCCACCCCCAGCCTCACCTTTGCCGGGAGGGATATAATTCTCGTTTGAGGTCACAGGCTTTCCAGCCTCATAAATTTCCCCCTCGGAGACCATGCCTTCGCCACCAGACCCACCGTGACCCTTAATACTGCATGACGAAACGGAAAGATCATAATCAGGGGAAGAAGGAACGGCAGCGCCATCTCGAATTTTGTCAGACAGGGTCTTAATTTCTCCAGTGGTCCCATGAACCCAGCTTGCGTTCCCAAGGTAGAGATTAATCCTAACCTCCTCGTGCCAAGGTCCCCCGAGCCTTAAGGCTGGTTGGGACGGATTTGGAGAAGTTATATCTCCAGACAGAAAAACATTAACCTCCTCAAATTCCTCCAAACCAATAAGGCCAACTTCACCGGAAGAAGAAACTTCCTGAGCAAGGTTAACGGGGGAAGACTTCTCTTCCACGCTTTTCTGCACAAGATACCCCTCGACGGGAGAGTCTCCAATCGAAGAAAGAGGCTCAATCTTCAAAACAAAAGCCCTAGAATCATCGAGGTCGGCAAATTGACCCTCAGGAACCTGCAGCATCAAGATTCCGGGCACGGTTTTGTTTGTTGCAGAATCCCAAACTAAACCACTGGAGTTTGTTTCGGGTTCGGGAAGAATGTCTTCTATGATTTTTTCAGCATTCACAGTTGCGCCCAGACTGTCCTGAACTTCGTTCCCTAAAGTATCGTAGTCTATATATTTCAAGCCGTCCCAATAGACTCTAGTTAAATAAAAGCCGCCAGGAACAGAAGGCAACTTTGAAATCGCCAAGAGATCTTCTTCAGACGAAATTAATGCGATCTGGCACTCATCGTGAGAGGCATTAAGGGAGGCGTTTTTATAAAAGTTTTCACCAGTAGAATCCCTATAGAAATCAACAGTGTCATTAAACCCATGGCTATCAAAGTAATAGGAGTGCCCGTCGTCAGAAGAAGGGAAGCTAACATTAACATATAAATTAGATTTCCTCAGGTCATTCTTTGCTTTATTCACATAAGCGTCAATAGAAGAAGATACGGAGGTTCTATGCTCAGTATAATTAGCGGTATCATCTCCGGTCGTAGAGGTGAAATCAGAAGTAACCCTATACACGACCCCTCCCTCCTGGATTAAGTTCCCCTCAAGATAGCTTTGTCCAGCTTCGTAGACAAGCTCCTGGGCTGGGAAGGAAGAGTATTCAAGAGAAAGAGCGGCCTGCTCGGTAGCTGAACTCGCGGCAGTAAAGTAAACCTCGACGAACCTTTCTTCTCCAGCGCCGAGAGTTAAGCTCGAAGAGATTATGTCACCAACATGTTCGTCTATACCTAGGTAGCTTCCATCAAGAAACACTCTTCCAGTAGAATCATGCAGGTAATGGTCAGTGCCATTGCTATAAACAACAGACCCATCGCCAGAAGTAGAACAGGTTAAACTGTAAGACCCATTTGGAATATAAGTTTTTCCAGAAATAGCGACACTCTCAGAATAGACCCCGATATCACTTTTCGTAAACAAGGAAGAGTTAGAGATAGCCACGGAAGAAGGGGAAATAACAACCTCTTTGCCGCCGACATTCCTAATGGAAATAATTTTCTTCAAGTACAAATCTGCAGACCCCACAGGCTTGTCGATATTAAAATCTACATCTAAGTCCATTGAAATCTCACCTGAGGAATCCCTTTCTTTTGGGAGAATATTATCAATCTCATCATCATCAAGAGGGGTATTTTGCCCAAGAGGAAACTGTTTAAAATTTGCCGAGATAGTATGGTTATTCCTAAACACATAGGTGTGAGACCAAGACTCGCAATAAAACCTTCGCTTCCGATTGTAAGGAGCGGGAGGAGTAAACAAGAAAGACAAATAACCCAAATGAGATTCAAGAAAGTGAAGAATAGAATAAGCCTCAGAATCAGTTCGGTTCTCAAATTTTAAATCGAACTCCAAGTTGTTTATATTTTGCTTATGCTCAGGAAAATACTGCGAGTACGGAGAAGATGAGGAAGCGAACTCCTTAATGGCGGGGGTGTGGGCAACAGACAAGGGAATAGAGGGTTTCCAATAGAACTCCCTAGTCCATAAATGCTTATTAATAGAAGTCACTTCTTCATCTTTATATACGCAAGGCTTAAAAGTTTTATTAACGGAGTCAGTCCAAGAATAATAGTACTTCAAATTTTCGGGACAAAAGACAACGTCATGATGAAAATACTCCTCGTCAGAAGACCAGGCCTCAGCCTTAGTAACAAACATTTGAGTAGCGACATTCAAAGTCGAAGCAGTGGTGTTAATTATATTAGCCTCAACAGTATTAACATCCTCATTTTCAATTTCATGCTTATAATCAAAACAATAAAACCTTCTTGTTAAATTTTCATTATTTCTATATGGAAAATACAACGAATCCCCATCCATTCTAAAGCCAGAGATTCCCTGATCATACTTAAGCTCATGAGTTTGCTTATCGGTTTCATGTTGGCCAAGGTTGTTTTCCAAAAAGTGCACAATACAATTAGCCTCTCGACTGCTCCTGTTGGAAAATTTAAGATCCATCTCCATCCTTAATGAATTAACCCCCAAAGGGGCGACGGACTGGTAGCCGTCCCCGAAATCAAAGATTTGATTCTTGGCATTAAAGTTTACAGTAGAACCGTAGTCAGGGTCAAAGAAAAATTGATCAGAGCTCCATAGTTCGTGGTCAGCAGTATCGATACTAATCTCAACAGATTGCCTTATGACACCGAACGATACGGAAGAAGGCTTGCCAGAATTATCGTAAGCCTCTGGCCGCATTAATTGACCCACACCAAATTCGGTAGGGTCAAGAGCACCATAGACTCCTAGGTATAATATGCTAGAGCTTCGACCAATAACTATAAACTTCTGTTGATTCTGAACGTAAACCAGACCAGAGCCGCTAAAATCCAAAACGTTCCCTATCTTTAGCTCTGTAAAATCAGAGTCAGGTTGCCCATTAACACTAACAGTTCCGCTGCCTAGCTCAAGAGTACCAACGTGCCTAGAGTTTTCAACATTTTCCACCGGAGATTTTATCACAACATCAGTAAAAACAATACTATCCCCAGTATCAAATTCATCAGGCTGAGATATATCGGTTCGAGCGTAACAAAACAAGTGAGAATAAGGGTTCCTAACGACATCAAACTGAAGATACTCATCGCCTTTTTTAAAGTCTCCCTTGTAGTTTTGAACGCTTGATATGTAGTAAGCGTCAGAGTCGGTTTCTCCCTGAACATCATTAAAGCCAACCTCAAGAGAGGGGTCAGTGGAACCATACTCGCCCTGCACAGCAGTAGTTAGGCCGTCAGAGCCGTATTCCTGAGCTGAGACGTCATAGCTATTTGGCGAACTCCACCCTGTATTAACTATGCTTGCGTAGTCAGGGTCAGAAGACTCCACCTTAACCCAGAATGTCGAGTTGGCCTCGAGTATAGAGCCATTGGGACCCTTCCAAAAACTTGGCTCGCTTGAGTTGGGGTTCTCATGGTAGTATTCATTCCCAGTCCATCCGTTAGAATTACCAGCCACAGACATTAAATCTCTACCATTAAGATCAATCGAACGATCATTCCTCTCAAGCATTAACTCTTGAGCCTGAGACTTAGTAAGATGCTCCTGAACAACCCACTCCTCTGACCCAGAAGAAGCGATGACAACCCAATCGGAATTGGAAGTTATATACTTCTGATAGGTGGGGGCAAGATCGCCCTCGTTAGACATCCTAGGGAGCCTAAAATATTTCAAAGGGCAGTGGTAATTAGTATCAGACCTCTCCCAAAGAGAGGTTGAGCCAACACTATTTGGAGCCTGGCCGGTCTCCTGCTTGGCAACCCAAAGCCAGTCTGAGTCAGAAGAAGTAAAAACAACGCTATCGACAGGATAGGTGAGCCCAGTCCTTCTGCGGTAGGAAGGGGCGCTGGGTTCGATGCATTTATATAATGCGGCAGGCTGATCATACCCAGAAACAGAGTAATACTCAACCAAATCATCCTTGGCATAAGTTGCCCCAGGATCCCAAAAGCCTTTATAAGTATAACTCATTTAATCACCTGCTTAACTGAAAAATTTCCATTCAAATAAGAACCCCCTTGGGCGGACAGACTCTGTTGAGTTACCTGACCAACACACCCAAACTTAGCGAGAAGATTGCTCTGCCCGTCTCCAGCCTCGTCCTTAGCTTCAAACAACTGAAGGGTGACCTCAACCTCAGAGAAGTCCTCTCCCCCGAAGCCGTGCTGCATTTTTCCCGTTTCGTTTATTGCTGGAATTATTTTGTTTGAAGTAATCTGAGTTTCGATAGTTAAGTCGGCAAGGGAAACTCGGTACGGCATAATTGCCCCAGGAACATAATTTGCAACAGGATGCTCGTTAGCTCTTATTGAAAAATTATATTTCCTGCTAGCCCTAACACTATACTGGGCAGAAAGCAACTGAATATTAAACCGAGACTGATCTTGAAGATTGATTCCATCAACAACAACATCACCAAAACTCTTCAAGCCTTCGGCGGGGTTCAGGTTATCAATTACATCAAGCTCCTTAGACACCTGTATAATACTACCGAATATTTCATACTCGGCACTAGCACGGACAAGATCAAACGGCCGCATACTAAACGAAAAGCTCTTAAGGCCGGCATTAAAAAATCTATAGTTTCCAACCCGCCCAAACTGCTGGAGGGCGGTAGAAGTTTGTTTGTTTAGCTCAAAAATACTAGCAATGTTATTTTCATTCTCAATCTCGTCGTACAAAAAGTGCTGCTTAGAGACCACGAAATCGACAGAGAGAGTTCCTTTAACCCCGTCTGTAGGAGTGAGCGTCGGGCGGTTCACGGTTGCAGCGACGAGGTCGCCATCAAAACCCTCCAGCCTAACATCCTTAGTAAGAGAGGTTTGCATGTCCAAGGAGACAGAGGTGGCATACACCTGAAAAGCTCCTATCGTTACCATGCAATCCCTAAAGCTAACAAATTGGCTCATTGTTTTCTGACCTCCACTTGTGAATGTTTATACTCAGCAAGGTCGCTGAGCTCTATGTACCTAGAAGGATCTTCTTTATATACCTCAGTATAATTCCCCCGCCAGTCTTCGCCATTCCCAGGATCAACGGTCGAAAGAAGCAGCCAATTGGACCTGTATATTATTGCCCCAGTAACAGTATGCCTATACTCGCCAAAGAAAGGAGAGAACTCCTCAGTCTCCACACCCTCAAAAGAAACGGTTAGTGTTGATTCCTGCTGAGAGGGGGAAGAGATGCCCTCACTTAACAGCTTGGCCTTACTTATACTATATTCCATAAGAACACTGTCATCTTGAGGGTTCTTCATTTGCACAACAATATCTTGCTCGATCCTTCCATTAACCCAGTTAGCATAATCCAAAAACGCCCTCATGTCAGACAACTTATAATTATCCATAGACACAGTAAAATCAAATGTTGTTTTAATTGGATAAATGATCTGAATATCCAATGCCTCATAGTCCGTTATGGGCGTACCACTATCAGCCTCTTCCCTCAAAGCATATAATGAATCCAAATCCAAACCCCTTGAATAATTAAAACCAAGTATAGGATTAGAACCAGCAAACTCACTCAAAGTATTTGTAGTATCTTTATATATTGAACCTTTAAAACTTATATCTATACTACCTTGTGTTGGAATAATATAATTTCTTTCTTTTATTTTTTTTGATTCTGCTAAAATTTCCTTTGCCTCAAGCATGGTGACCAACTCCCAATCAGAGGAGTCCTCTGGTGCGTCATTACTTACCCCAGCAGATGGGGCAGGGATTATATTCTTAGCCTTATAAACTTTATCTTCCGCAAAGCCGTCTGTGGCGGTGTGCTTTCTAGAAACCAAATCGTCAGCAGCGTATGGACTAGAAGAACTCCACAAAGAGAACGGGCTCACTCCACCCCCAAGGTTACCGTATACTTTAAAGCTATTGCTAATCTCAGGAATTTGCCCGACGTTACAACTCACCCTATAATTCAGGAGCCTACCCCTCGTGAAGCCAACACTTCGCCCGCTATCAAATATTATACCTCCCTGTACTCGATCTTCATCGTCAATACTTTTAATAAAATCTTCACCCAGCATGTAGCGAGACAACTCAACCTGCCCTTCGGTTGGTCCGCTAATAAAATTATCAACATACCCAAGCCCAGCAATATACAACGGCTCAGTTTGAGTATTGTATGACATATTACAGTCAGATATACCAGAAACTAATTGATTCTGAACTATAAATACTTGCTCATGACCCGAAAAGCTCATTAGCCCAATAGCCCTCCCGGTCTATTCTCCTCCTTAATAACCATAACAACCTGCTGCTTAATCTTCTTGCTAAGATTATTCATGTTTGACTTCGAGTCGGACGCTGTATCATCTGACTTAGAACCGTCCTTTGCGTTCCCGCCTTCGACGTTTACGTTTATGCTTATGTTGTTGGTCATGCCTCCGGCAGAAGAGCTTTCTCCAGGCTTAGTGGTATCCCCAACTAAACCTCCTTCGTTAAATTTTCCTCTATTCATCTTCTCAAGAGTGGGCACGCCTATTTTTCTTGCGGCGTTTGCATTGATTACATACTCACCTTCTGTTAGCATGGCGGGAACCTTATCTATTCCTGCCGGGCCTGTGATTTTGCCGCCTGTATACATGCCCCATCGATGATCAGTGTCCCGCGGGTCACCAGATATAGACTTTTGTCCTCCACGAGAGCCGTATTCTCCGTATGTTCCCCTTGGACCGAAATCCCGACCCCAGGTCTGCATCTTTCTGCCAAACTTCTTATAACCAATAGCATTGTCCGCCCTGCCAAAAGCAGACACACCCTTTTTACTCCCCCAGCCAGTTTTAGAACTAAGTTCACTTTGCAACCCCGACACCGCGGCGTTACCAATAAGAGAAACAACTTGCCTGCCAAGAGCTTGCTTTTTATTCTGCTTGGCTATCCAAGCTTGCTCCCTTGCGGCACGAGCTTGCTTGGCGAGATTAGCTTCATTCTTAACGTCGGAACTGTTACTCATAAAATACGCGGACATATTATTACGCTTCCACGCTCGGTTTTTTTGAAACGCGTCATCGGGGCGCTGCCATGGTCCATTTCTGGTTGCCTTTTTTTGCATTTTTTGCATAATAAGACCAGTGCCTATCGCCCCTAGCCCGGAGGTGATACTACTCCCAAAGCCTTCAGCAAATCCACCCTCTTTATACGCGGGGATTTTCCCCTTGTTCAACTGAGCCATTCCCCCTTGGCCAAACCTTGATACAGCATCTCTTCCCATCACAAATTCTCCATTAGTAAGCATGGAAGGAACTTGGCCGCCCTTGTTTAAACCAACTGGGCCGCCTCGAAACCGCGCATTAACGTCGACAGGTGATAGTCCGCTATGCTTATTTGGTTGGCTAAAGAAGTTCTGGGGCGACGGACTGGCTGTCGCTGCTGCTGGTGATGAAGCCGGCATCGAGCGAATCGCGCCAGCCAAATCCGAAATTTGCCCAGCCAAAGCGTCTATGCTTCCGGTTAATTTAAAGTTCGTGGTATTTAACTCTTGTGTCGCATTGATAGCTTGCTGAGCTTCGGTATCCCCTTCGTCATAAAAACTAGCCATCATGTCATTCATCATCTTCTCGACGAACATTTGGTTCATCGTATCAAGGAACCCTATGGCAGCGTCACGCATCGCGTCACCTACGCTACCCCCTTCCCTCGTGACTTGCATTATGGCCTCGCTCATATTTGAGGCGAATGCCTTAGGAAGAGCCTGACCTATCTCGTATTTAAATTTTGCGGCGCTATCATGAGCATCCTTAAAAGCCATTTGCATACCATTCGAAAAAGCATCGTCCCCGTAGACAAATTCGTGCTGAATTCTCAATAAATCTTCCCGCAGTTTTTGCTGATCTTCCAGCGCGCTGTTGATTTTTAATTCACTGTCGTAAGCTCTTTGAGCAAGATCTAGAGCCTCAGTTAGCTTGCTCGCAGGCTCGTCTTGCACACCCTGCGTCGACAACCCCGCCAATATCTCAGGCTCTTCAGGCTTTTCCCCGGGCAACAGCGGCCAATCGGACGGCATGTATGAGAACGGGTTGCCACCGGGATCGAAGCGCTTTGGGGTACTGACATCCATCGCCGTGTCTGCCTTGTCCTCACCCGTTTCTGCAAATGACCTCAGGGCTTCAATCATCTGCTTAAAATTCATGTCTGAACTTAGCTTACTTTCCTCAACTAAATCCTTCACGGCAGGATCAGCCAGAAGTTTAGTCTTATGTCGCTCCTGAAGATCTATTTGCTTATTGAACATGGTTCTGTTATGCGAACTCCTGGACGACGCAACCTGAGCCCTGTATTGTTGCTCAGCAGTGCCGCCCCCTATACTTGCAAGAGCGCCCTGTCGCCGCAGCTCCATGTTTTGTCCGCCAATCCGGCTCATCTCCTTAACAAAACTTGTCCCAGTAGAGCCTAATTTAAGCTGATGATTTATTCGTCGCAAGATATCAACCCTGTCAGCAAGGACAATGTTATCTTCTTTATTTAGGTCTGCCGTTTTCTTTGTGGTCTCGTACTTATTATGGGCTTCCTTATTTAGCTTCTCGTACTCTTTCCCCTGAGCTACGATATACTGCTTTGCTTTTTCACTTAAAGTTGTTTCTTCATTAAGTATCTTCATTATCTTAAGAAGCTTTCTTGGGTCTACGGTAGAGAAAAACTTATCAGGGTCGGTTTTAAGCATTTCGAATTCGTCCTCCGACAAGATAGGCGTCATCTTCCTTTTAGTTGAAGTTGGGCCCCCTGGGCGGGTGGCGCTCGGCTCAGAGAAAGTATCTATTGTCAATAAATTATTATTGACTACATTTCTGATCTCTTGGCCCAAACCGGTTCCCTGATCGCTTGCCATAAACCCAATTACATTTTTTCTTATGGTATCCGCCGCTTTATTTTTTGCGGAGACCAGCTTATCGTCAGCCTTTTTCATTGCAAGCTTATGTTTTAATTCAGCCTTAGACCGCTCGTCCATGAGGTTGCCGTATAGTTTTAATGCGCTACTAACCTTTGCCTGTTCCCCAAGCTGCTTAATTTTAAGATTCTTCTCCCGTTCGCCGGCGGCAATATCGGCGTCGAGTTGAATAACTTTAAACGCCAACCTTTTTTGGATTTGATCAAGAGCAGAGTCTCTTTGCGCGTCGCTTTTTTCGCCTTCCGAAATCATTGTGTCTATAGCTCCCATTGCAAGCGCGTTCACTTCCTTGCCCCCCGCATTTTTCACTACGCTTCTTGCTTCCGATACAGTCACATCCTTAGTTGAACTATCGACGTATCTTCCCTTGCCCGCACTATCCGTGACATGCACCTTGTGAAGCTTGTCGTCTTCATTGAGGGAAGTAAGGCCTTGCGTAAACCCTTTTACCACAGTATCATCGTCTTCGTTTTCAAAACTACTAAGCAGCAGGCTTCTCTTAACTTCTGTCAGTTGTTGAGCCAAGAGCTGATCTTGGATTGCATTTCTGAAATCCGCGGGGATAATGTGGGGTTTAACGGTATCCCCTTTGTCATTCCTAATATAAGTATTTGATAGATTTTGCTCTTTAGCCATCAATTCGTCTGCAGTTAAATCCTTATCGTAAAAACTGGTGCTCACCCTCTGATCCCTATTTCTTATTGTTTGTCTAATTACCGAATCCCTGAAATTGTTATCCCCGCTCATCCACTGGGGCAACCCTTTTGTTTCCCGTTCGGTCCTAAGCTTGTTTTCCAATTTCCTTCTTGCCTGAAAGTTATTAATAAAGTACGAGTCATTCAGACTGGGCCCCTCGCGGTCATAATGAACATAGTCTAATGCTTGTTCAAAAGGCTTATCCCCCACCCCAAAAAGTTTGTGGGAAGTCCCAAGCCTATCTTGCTCAATCCAATTATCTCCGCCAAACACGGATCTCTTGCCATCGTCGCCTCCTTTCATAATGAAATCGATTGCGTTTTTCAACTCAGCGTCCGACGCTTGGTTAGCCAGCAACCGCTTCTTAATAAGGTTTCCCTCTTTTGTAGTACCGGGCGTCATATTTCCGCCGCCTGCCCCCCTAAGTCCAATTAAATCCTCCCTACTAAGCTGGATACTATGTGATTTACCACTACTTGTTTCTGTATAAGCCATCGGTCCACTAGTAAAGTTTTTTTGGAGAAAAGGAGAAACAGCTTGACCTTGAGTCGAAGCAACCTGAACAGCTTTACGCTCTTCTTCTGCAGCTTTTTCTTCTAAAGCTTTTTTAGCTTTTTCGGCTCCGCTTTTTAAACCCAAGAAGGCGCCGCCTAATGCTCCTGCGGCCATCCCAAGAGGTCCAAACATCATCCCTACTGCCATGCCTGTTGCGGCGCCACTCATAGCTCCGGCCATTTCTTGCTTTCTTACATTAGTAGGATCTTCGTCTGCGCCCATCATTCCTGCGCCCATACTTAGAGCCATCATCGCCCCCATTCCACCCATTCCATTCATGGTTCTGCCCATCCAATTATGCCCTCCCTGAAATCTGCCTAACGCGCCGCCAACTCCACCGCCTGCGCCCCCTTGCATGCCTTGAGAAAAAGAGGTTTTTTGGTACATTTGGGACATTCGATTTCGCCAAGCTGTAAGCTTAGTTATTGAACCAATGGAGTTAAGCTGTTCTTTAGCAACCCTATCCCCAACGTTGGCTTGATTTTTTGATTTCATTGCCAGGTCCTTAATGCTGGTATTTAACGTTTGCTGATTAATTGTCCCCATTTTATACTTCTGGATCAGCTTTTTCATTTCTTTATTAGCTTCTTTGGCAAGCTTTTTTTGATACTTTACATTCCTTCCGGAAATAGCAAAGTCTCCTTTTTGAAATTTTGCGGGGTTCGCATAATTAGGAACAAAACCATCGGCGCCGAATATGTCTTTTAATCCTTTTGGTTCATCAGACGTATTAGTAACACCCAACCCTATAGGATTGGATGCGGCCTTAAGTGCGCGGTGAGAACCCACTCGAATCTTAGAAACAGGAACTCCAGCACCTTGCTCGCGGTTGATTGCATCGCTTAATGGGTCAGCATAATTTGGAATAAAACCCTGAGCTTTTTTCTTAGAGTAGGCCTTAGTTCCGAGGGCATTCAGTATTGGTGTTATTGCGGTGGCCAGCTTCGCATCCCCCATAACCTTACCAAGCTTAGTGAATACTTTATTAGAAACATTCCCACTCTTACCCTTCACGTCAGCGGACAATGTATTCTTAAGCTCTAGGGCGTCAAAGCTTTTATTATCCATAAATTCACGCATCGGTTTTGTAATGTTTCCGTCAAGATCAAAAGCCCTCTGGCCCTCTTTTCCGGTATCAATCTTTCTCCGCAAAGCTGACTTTACCCCCGCCTCCAACATGTAGCCCTGCCAAGACTTTTCCTCCATAGCGTGTTTCAAAGCAATTCCTGGTTGTATCGGCGGCCCCTTACCATTAAACAGTTTGAGGCTTATTTTCTGGCCAAGAGCATCCATTGCCGAACCCAGGCCTGTGGTAGACTTAAGTGCGGACGCCCAACTGCCTGCCCCACCACTAGCTTTATTGACATCGCTGTCAGTAAGGGGATATACCCCTTTTGTAGCAAGCGTTGACTCAACCCCCATTGTTTTTACAGCAGCAGACGCATCAATGTTTTTAGCCTTCGCGACCTGAAGAACCCGATTTCTTAGTTCAGGAATAGTATCTAAAGACTGGGAATACTTCACGGGAACCAATGACTCAGGACCAGAGCCCGTAAGAACCCCAAGCTTGTTAATGCGATCAGGAAAAACGTTATTAAGATTTATTCTCATGGAGCCAGCGGTCCTACCCTTAGTGAACACATTCGCTCCCTTACCTCCAGCCGCTTTCTGTAAATTCGCCAAGTTCATAGCGGGCAATGCATAATTTGGAACATACCCGTGCCCAGCATACGGGCTAAATCCATGAGCTTCCGTAAATGTTGCATCATACGCCCCGGCAGCTTTACTATTCGCTGGGGGAATAATTGCCGGCTGAGTCATGCCTGGAAACTTTCTCACGCTCTCAGCAGTATTGTATGTGATATCTCCAACGCCAGGAATATTCATCTGCTTGACTGCGCCCGCTGAATATCCTGCCTGTTGAGCCAGCTGACGCTCGCTCTTGTCTGCGGCATAGTTCGGAATAAAACCTTCAGCTCTTCTCATGCTAAGATTTGGAGTAACTCCTGCGCGAATCATAGGCATTGTAAGCTGTTTGGAAACAGCGGCCAACCTCTGAGCCTCTGTAGTTTGCTGTCTAATCAAGGCGAGAATCATTTGTTCTTTCTTTTCCCTGGAAATGTCTGTTCGCAACATCTCCTTCGACAGCGCTGAGTTGCTAGCCATGACTTGTAAAATTGCTTGCTCCGTATGCTTTCTTGCGGTAGCAGCCTTATTCATGCCAAGCAAACTTTGCAAACTTTGCACGCCATACTTTGTAGCATTCACAAAAAGCTTTGCCACAACCGCCGTGATAACAACCAAACCAGGGCCACTTAAAAAGTTACCGACACCAGCAAGCAACCCTTTAGCAAATCGATTTCCCTCCTGTTCGCCGTCGCCCAATAAATTGTTCGCCCAATCAGCGACGCCCTTAACTCCATCAAGGATTTTATTTATCCCAGGAGCAAGCGCAATGTCTCCAATTTTTTTAGCAAGTTCCTGTATAGCAACACCGGTTTCAGTGGCAAGTGCAGCCATAGTGGACCTAAGTTGTTCGTTTTTCCTACTAGATTCGTCGGTTGCATTAGATGCTATTTTAGTTGCCTGAGCAGTTACGCTATTCGCTTGACCAAGGTCAGCCATAGCAGCCTTGAGCATGTTGATTTGAAATACTCCAGCAACATTTTGAGAGACATATGATTTTTGAGAATCAGTTAAAGTATCATACCTTTGCGCAAGCTGAGTTAATATCTTCATAGCGGGAAGGACTGATCCCTTCATGTCTCTTACTGCTATACCAATGTCTTCTAGCTCATTAAGGGTAGAACCCCTCCGGAGCCTTGTAAAAATTGTCTTAAATGCATTACCAATAACCGCACCACCACGGGCAGTTCTTTCCTGAACAGCCGTAACGATACCAATCAATTCATTGATATCAACACCAGCATCCCTTGCGGATGCCCCAGCGCGAGCAATTGCTTGAGCAAAGTCTTCGGCGCTAACGGCAAACTTAACATCTACGGCAGCGAATTTACTAACAAGCACGGTAGAATCATGCACCTCCCCCTTAAATGTATTCATTGCTGCGGTCAATGACTTAACCGACTCCGTAGCCTTCATCCCTGTCAGCCTTGTCAATATCAAAGCATCTTTTGTGCGCTTTAAAGTTTCTGAAACACTAAGACCCTGTCTAGCAAATTCTGTGGCAGCTTCAGATGCCGCTTGAAATCCAGCTCCAGTTTCGGCGGCGACTTTAAATAACCCTCCACCAAATTT